GTCGTCACGGCTGATGCAAACGGCGTCGTGATCTTCGACGCCGGTGTGGTCGAAGACGAAACTGCAATCACCTCAACCAGCAACGCAGCGACGATCAACTGCCGCGATGGCAACGTGTTCACGCATGCGCTGACCGAGAACGTAACATACACATTCAGCAACCCGCCTGCCTCTGGTCGTGCCTTTGGCTTCACGCTCAAGGTCGTCCAAGACGCCACAGCCCGCACGATCACATGGCCTGCCTCGGTTGACTGGGCTGGTGGTGAGGCCCCTACGATCTCTGCTGGTTCGGGCGAAGTGGATGTGTTCGTGTTCTACACTTCCGATGGTGGAACGAATTTCTATGGCTTCACAGCAGGACAGGTGATGTCGTGATTGAACGGAGTGAATGTGGGAGTGTAACGATATGAGTATTGCACGGGCTATTATGTCGGCGTCTGGTGGTGAACCTGAAGGCGCTTGGGACTTGTCGTTTGCTTATTACGATCCGCCTGAGGGTTTTGCTTGGAACTTATCAAAAGCAGTTTACTCTGGGAAAAACATTAGTGTTGCTGCGGAAGAATTAGCACCTACGGATTTATTTTTCAAACCTGACGGCACTAAAATGTATGTTATTGGTGCCACTGGCGATGACGTTAATGAGTATAACCTAAGCACGCCTTGGGATATTACTTCTGAAACATTCGTGCAGCGGTTTGCAGTCAACGGTCAAGACACCTCTCCATTAGGCTTATTTTTCAAGTCTGACGGAACGAGAATGTATGTTTCTGGAAATGAGAATGACTCAGTATATGAATATTCTTTAAGCACTGCTTGGGACATTTCGTCTGCGTCATATGTGCAAGGCTTTAGTGTAGCTGCTCAAGAGGCAACACCCTCCGCCGTTTTCTTCAAGCCCGACGGACTGAAAATGTATGTTGTTGGCAATGTTGGTCAGGATGTTAATGAATATGATCTAAGCACAGCTTGGGATATTTCTACTGCCTCCTTCCTACAGACCTTTAGTATTGCTGCTCAAGAGGCAAACCCGAACGGCCTGTTCTTTAAGCCCGACGGAACTAAGATGTATGTTCTTGGGAACACTGGTGATGATGTAAATGAGTATGACCTGAGCACGCCTTGGGATATTTCTACGGCATCTTTCCTTCAAAGCTTTAGTGTTGCTGCTCAAGAAACCAACCCACAAGGATTGTATATAAAACCGGATGGCACTGTACTCTACATTGTAGGAAACGTAAACGACCGCGTCGACCAATACACCATCGGCGGGGTTAGTGTTTCTGCTCAAGACACCTCTCCACAAGGCTTATTTTTCAAGCCTGACGGAACCAAGATGTATATTGTTGGCAACGCAGGGGATGATGTAAATGAATATGATCTCAGCACAGCTTGGGATATTTCTACTACCTCCTTCCTACAGACCTTTAGTATTGCTGCTCAAGAGGCAAACCCGGACAGCCTGTTCTTTAAGCCCGACGGAACCAAGATGTATGTTCTTGGGAACGCAGGGGATGATGTAAATGAATATGATCTTAGCACAGCTTGGGATATTTCTACTGCCTCCTTCCTACAGACCTTTAGTATTGCTGCTCAAGAGTCAAACCCGGACGGCCTGTTCTTTAAGCCCGACGGAACCAAGATGTATGTTCTTGGGAACGTAGGGAATGATGTAAATGAATATGATCTAAGCACAGCTTGGGATATTTCTACTGCCTCCTTCCTACAGCTATTTAGTGTCTCTGCGCAGGAGATAGCGCCGGAAGGAGTCTTTTTTAGGGATGACGGACTCAAGATGTATGTTGTTGGAGGTGGCAGCGGTAGTGTAAACGAATACGATCTCAGCACAGCTTGGGATATTTCTACCGCGTCTTTCTTACAGCTTTTTAGTGTTGAGCTTCAAGAAATATACGCATCAGGGATTTTTTTTAAGCCTGATGGAACGCAAATGTTTATTTCTGGGGTTCGGACCAACGCCATTTACTCCTACACTCTCGGCCCACAATAACCACGAACAGATAGGAGACTTACAATGTTCGTCAAAACTACAAACGGCCAGATTGACCAATACCCTTACACGGTCGGTGATCTTCGTCGTGAAAACCCAAACACCAGCTTCCCTAAGAATGTTCCAGAAGCCACGATGGCTGAATACGGCATGTTCCCTGTGGGCTATGAGGCTGCACCAGAATACGATTCACTGACGCACCGCTTGCAGCACAGCAGTCAGCCTGTGTTGAATGACGGTAAGTGGGTGCTGACCAAGACTGTCGTGGAACTTACCGCAGCGCAGATTGCAGACCGTGATACTGCCAAAGGCAAAGAGGTTCGTTCACAGCGTGACAAGCTGATTGCTGACACCGACTGGATGGCTCTGAGCGACAACACACTGACCGCTGAGTGGGCTACCTATCGTCAGGCTTTGCGCGACATCACAGATCATGCTAACTTCCCGTATCTGGGCGAGGACGATTGGCCCGTTGAACCCGCATAAGGGAAACACAAATGGCGCTTATCCCGCTCAATATCCCAGCAGGGCAGTATCGCAACGGCACTGAATACCAATCTCTTGGCCGGTGGCGCGATGGCAACCTGATTCGGTTCCATGAGGGTTCCCTGCGTCCTGTTGGCGGTTGGCGTCAGCGGGGCAGCGTAGACATTGCGGGCGTTGTCCGTTCAATGCTTGCGTGGGAGGACAACAGCAACAGCCGCAGGTTGGCCCTTGGCACGCACGACAAGCTGTTTGCCATGACGGCTAGTAATGCAGTGACTGACATCACGCCTGTCGGCTTCACCGCTGGCCGTGTGGATGCCACGTTGTCTGTGGGCTTCGGTGCCAGCACCTACGGCAACCAGACCTACGGCACGCCCCGTCAGGACACGTCAACGCTGTTGCCCGCCACTACATGGTCGCTGGATAACTGGGGCGAATACCTTGTCGGCTGCACGGCTGATGACGGCAATCTTTATGAGTGGCAGCTAGACTCTGCTGAAGATGCCGCGCAGATCGCCAACAGCCCAGAGAATTGTTCTGCGCTGATGGTGACAGAAGAACGATCCCTGTTCGCCTTCGGTGCTGGTGGAAACCCGCGCAAGATTGCGTTCTCTGATCGAGAGGACAACACAGTCTGGACGCCGCTTGCGACTAACGAAGCTGGCGACATCGAAATCCAGACCAACGGCACAATCCTGCGCGGCCTGCGGACCCGCGGGCAGGCGTTGATCCTGACCGATCAGGACGCCCACACAGCGACTTACCAAGGCCCGCCGTTCGTCTATGGCTTTGAACGTGTCGGCACGTCCTGCGGCCTGATTGCGGCCAATGCGGCGGTTGCGATTGACATGGGCGTTGTCTGGATGGGCGCGCGCAGTTTCTTCACATACAGCGGCGGTGCCGTGCAGGAATTGCCCAGCGAAGTCAGCGATTACGTTTTCAGCGACTTCAACACCGATCAGCGGTCAAAGGTTCACGCCTTAGTCAACAGCCGCTGGAACGAGATATGGTGGTTCTATCCAAGCGGTGCCAGCGTTGAGTGCAACCGCTATGTCGTCTACGACTACGCGCAGAACGTCTGGTCCACTGGCGACATTGACCGGACCGCAGGCGTGGACAGCGGCGTGTTTCGTCAGCCTATGTGGATCGCTGCCGACGGTGTTCTATATGAGCATGAGGCGGGCTATTCCTACAGCGGCGCTACGCCATTCTGCGAAAGCGGGCCAATCACGCTTGGGACTGGCGATCAGGTAATGAGCGTGCAGCAGTTTATCCCAGACGAACGAACGCTGGGCGATGTCACGGCTACGTTTAAGACGCGGTTTTATCCAACTGCAACTGAACGTAGTTACGGGCCATTCAGCATGGCAAACCCGACCAGCATGAGGTTCACCGGGCGTCAGGTGCGGATGCGCGTTGATGGCAACTCTGCGGCTGACTGGCGAGTGGGCGTGATGCGGCTTGATGCTGTCCCCGGTGGCCGTAGATGAGCCGTGTGATCCCGCCATTTACCACAGATGCGAAAGCATGGGCTGAGAACATCCGCCGGTACCTGGCACGCGCTCTGGACCAGTTGGGTGCGCTCGATGCAAGGGCTACGGCGGCAGAGAATGGCGTGCTGCTGTGGGACCGCGAGAACAAGTATCCGGTGGTGTCGCTTGATGGCGAATGGCGTCAGCTTGTCATTGCCAATGGCTTTGCGTTTCTGACGCAGGACAATGACATCACTGCGGCGGCGTCTAACACTGCCTATCCGATTGTCTTTGACGCGCCGATGGCCGGGTTTTCGGATGGGATTAGCCTTGGGGCATCGCCCAATCAAAGCCGGATTATCTTTGAGGAGGGCGGCGTTTATTACCTGACCTTCACTGCGCAGGTTTACAGCACAAGTGGATCGCAAGTTGATTTTTGGTTTTGGCCGAGGATCAACGGCGTTGATGTGCCATCTGGGGCAACGCGCGCGAGCCTGCATGACAACACATCAACAAAGCCTGTCACGAAGGGCGCTATCTTTAGCGTAAGCGCCGGTGATTACCTTGAGGCTTGCTGGGCAACAAACGATCACACAACGGCATCGCTTGAAGCATTTGCTGCCACTGCATTTGCGCCCGCCACGCCGTCTGTGTCTCTGTCAGTCACGAGGATCAGGTCTTGAATATCATTGACCATTGCCGCCCGTGGATTGATGACGCGCTGGAATACAGCGGCGGGACGCACACGTTTGATGACGTTTCTGAGCG